CACCATCGATTTCTTGTCCGGCTGCTTCTTCGCCGCGTAGTCCGCGGCTGCCTCGAACGCGAGCGCGGCAGCCACCGCGGCGTCGATCTTCTTCGGCGAGTTCTTCTTCTCCTTGCCGATGACCGTGCCTCCCCGGCGAGACCAGCGCCGGGCGTTCAGGACGTGCCGGGTGAGTGCCCGACCGAGGTCGGTCAGGTCCTCGTGCGCCATCGTCCCGAGTGCTACAGCGGTGTGCAGGCGCTCGAGCGCGAGCGCCATCTGCACGTCCCGCTTCGTCCACCAGCCGACCGAGTGCTTCCCGGACGCGTGGACCTTCAGCTGTGGGCCGTACTCGTTCGCCCACGCGTCGACGTAGTCCTGCCAGAGCGGCGGGTCCGCGTAGAACCCGACCACCGAGTACTTCTCGAACGCACGCGCGACCGCGGCATCGACCGTCGGCCGGTCGACTTCCCAGCCGTCATGGCCGGGCATGTCCGGCTTCTCCTCGATGAGGAGTGGGAACAGGTACCGGTCGGAGACGCGGCACGCGATCAGCGCGGTCGCGTCATTGGTCCCGGATCCGTCGAACCCGAGCGTGACGACGTCGCCGCGCTTGAGCGGTGCGGGCGGCTTCCGATCGACGGCGAGCCGACCGTGTCCGCGCGCCTTCCACGCCTCGATCTCGATCCACGCGTTTTCGCCTTCCGTGACGGAGTTGAGGCGCATCCGGCGAGTGCGCGCGACAGGCCGGCGCGGGTCGTACGCCCGGTTGAGGAGCATCTCGACGGGGTTCCAGGCGAGCGAATCGCCGTACGCCTCACGGAACGCGTCAGCGAGCTTCTCCTCGTCGCGCCAGTCCTCGTGCGAGATCTCCCCGTACCGGTGATCGAACAGCAGCCGCGAGCGGCGTGCCTTCCCCTCCGCGATCGCGTCCGCGAGCTCGTACGTGCCCTCAGCCACCGACTCCTCGCCGGGCCCGAACATCGTCGTCGTCTCGAGGTACCACGGCTCCGCATCCCCGGCACGCTTGCCCAGGTTGTCGGTCACCGTCTGGTACATCGCCCGCAACTGCGGAGTGACGTACAGGTGCGTCTCGTCGAACACGACGAACGTCTCGAGACCGCCATCCTTCGACGCCGCACCCGACGTCGAGCGGACGATCTGCCCGCCGCCAGGGATGACGATCTTCGACAGCCCCGGCTGCACGCCCCACGCCAGCAGATCGAACAGCGGCGCCCGCGAGTCGGTCAGGTTGAAGTAGATCGTCCCAAACGTGTTCCCGGTCTGCTCCTCCTCCGTCGCGAGGATCCGAACCATCGGCGCGGTGATCGTCCGCCCCATCGGCTCGCCGGCCGAGTAGGTGTACACGCGGCCGAGGTACTCGTACGTCTCGCCGCCCCGCGCCCAGCCGTCAAACCGACACGGGCCGAACGCCTCGAGGAGCGACAGCTTCGCCGCGAGCCCCGACTTGTCGCAGCCCTTCGGCCGCGAGAAGAACGCCGAGTCGTACAGACGCTTCCCGTCACCGTCGAGCGCGTACACATCGAGGACGAACCCGTACTGCTCATCGTTGAGCTGCACCCGCTGACCCGTCATCGCGCCCGCGCCATGCAGCGTGAACGTCTCGAGCCACCACGTGCCCAGATGACCGAGCGACCGCTCCCTGCTATGCCCCGGCGCCGTGATCAGCCGGCGCGGCATCAGCCAGCCGCCGACGAGACCCGCTTGCGGCGGTCAGCATCGATCGACGTCACGTTCCCCGCCGACGCGGCCACCGTCGAACCCGGCGTCGCATTCGGCAGGCCCGTTCCGATCTCCACCCGCAGTCGCGACCGGTCCTCCGGAGTCGCACCGAACTTTGCCTCACGCAGCCGAAGCTCCGCCGCGAGCTCCCACCGACCAGACGTCCAGAACTCGTGATGCACCCGAGCCGTCACCAGCAGGTACTCCCAGTCCGGCGCCGTCATCATCCGCAGCGCCTGCGGCGAAGTCCTCCACGACGCCCACCACTTCTTCGTCTGCGAGTGCCACTCCGAGCGCTTCCCCGCCACCCACAGAGGCGGCAGGTTCGGACCCCGCTTCTTCCCATCCGACACCAGCTGCGTCGTCTGCTTGTCGTTCCGGGAGCGAGTGTGCGACTCGGCGGGAGCGGGACCGCGTCCAGGCATAAGGGCCTCCATGTCGGTGGCGAGCGCACCCGTGACGGGCAGCCTCAAAGAGTCAGTCGGCGAGGCCCCCACGGACCATGCCCTCAGAGCCGGTGAACGGCGTCAGGACGGGCGAGAACCGCCCCCGGGTACTCCGGGGCGCAAAACCCCTCAGACTCCTGCGCACCGCGTCCAGCAGAACGCGAAGCGGGCCCTCGTGGTGGGTGGGGGGAGGGGTGGTGGCCCGGGGGGTCGGTTGGGTGGCGGGTTAGCCGTGGATGCGTCGTTCTTCGTCGACGGCGATCTGCTTGGCGATGGCTTCGTGCAGCTCGGTGGTGGTGTAGCCGAGGGCGCGGGCGGTGGCCATGGTGGCGTCGACGAGGGTGTGCAGGTCGCCTCGGGTTGCGATGGGGTCGCCGGCCCAGGTGACGAGGTCGTCGTTGTCCACATGCAACTCGACTGTGGTGTCGCCGCTGACCGTGCGGATGGTGGTGGTCGCCATTTGTCAGCGCTCGTCTTCTTCGGTGGTGAGCTGCGGGTCGGGGGCGTCGAGGATGAAGTCGACCAGGTGGTCGAGGACGTCCTGCTCGTCGAGGTCGACGTTGATGCCGTCCTTCCACGGGTTGTCGCGCCACTGCTTGTCGTGCTTGCGGTGGTAGTCGATGCCGCCGATGCGAAGGCGTTCGAGCAGCTGCTCCCGGGTCACCATGACCGCCTGTCGGTCGGCGAGGCGGGTGTCGGCGGCTTTCCGGTCGACGGCGAGCGGGACGATCCGCTCCGGCCTGTCGTTCTCGGCAACGACGACCGGGTGAGTCGCGACCCCGCCGGCGGCGCCGCTGAGGTCGTACGTGGCCGCGAAGATGTCGGGCTTGCAGGGGTAGAACTCTCCCTGCACCCCGCGGATGATGAAGTCGCCCGGGTTGGCGGACATGGTGCCCTCGAGGGTGTCGATCAGCATGCGGGGTTCGCTGGTCCGCCGGACGGCCGTGCCGTCGTGGCTGCCGATCCATCCGAGGATCCGGTTGCTGGACTCGACGCTGCCGTCGAACTGGGCAGCTTCGATCTCGACGGGCTTCTTGCGGTACTTCGTGGGCTGGGACATGAGCGGGTGTCCTTCGTGTCGGTGGGTGGGTGCGGATCTCGTCGTGCTGACCCGTGGCCGCGTGAGTGATCCGGTCGTGCGGGGCAGGTGGGACTGCCGAGATGGTCCGCCCGGCTAGAAGCTGCCGGCTTATATCCGGCGGATATAAGCGCCGGGCTTATCAGAAGGGGGCGGGTGGGTCGTCTCGGATGCGCTGCTCGAGGTCGGTGAGCAGGCCCGGGTGTTGCGGCTTGGCGGCGTCGCGCTTGGCTCGGCGTGCAGTGCCCGAGGCGTAGCCGGCTTCACGGTTGGTCTTCTCGTCGTGGTGGTGTCCACACTTCGAAGCGAGGTTGCCGGGGCTGTGGTCGTTCGGATCGCCGAGGTGGTCGCAGTCGGTTGCTCTCGCCCCGCAGATGCGGCCGGTGTCGTAGCGGACGTGCTGGCAGCGGTGGCCGTCGCGTTCGAGGACGTGCCGGCGGATGGTGGGCCAGTCGGTGGGGAGTGTCTGCTTGCGGGTGGAACCGCGCCATCCGGTAGGCATCAGGTCTCGGGGTCGAGTGTGTAGCCGAGCTGCTCGAGGCCGTAGAGGATCCGGGCGGTGGTGTTGCCGACGAGTTCGGCGAGCGTCTCGTCGTGGTTCGTGATGTGCGCCCGGGCGGTGGCGTGGGGGAGCTGCTTGAGGACGGTGTCTGCGTAGACGAAGAGCGCCCAGTGGGTGACCTCGTGGGCGATGATCGACAGCCAGAGGGAGTCGGCGGCGAGGTGGATCTCGTGGACGCCGTTCTCCGAAGTGGTAGTCGCGACTGCCTGCCGGGTG